TATACTCTACCTGTTCCGGAAATCTCTCATTATCAATCTGATAATGTTAGAAACGGCATTAATAATGGTTTTTGTTTTTATCCATTATTACCTCGCTAAACGAGGTTCCTAGGGTGGCCCTTTAAAGAGGGACTCACGTGGAAGGAGTTTAGGGAATGTGTCGTTTAACAATCTTTCGAAGCTCCTTATTGCAAAATAAGGATCGAAAGGGATTGGCATCTACAAACCTGGCGTCCCCTGAAAAGGGAACAGCGCAGTATTATCTCTTTTACACTGCAGGAAGCAGTATAAAAACTAATAATAACTTTAAAATGAATAAAATAAAAATTCGTAGAACTTTTATCTTATCACAGATTAAAGGGATTATCAAAGATAATATGGTTCGCCTAGAGACAGAGCAATCTATCTCTAGCTTAATGTCTACTTTTGGGTGAAGGCTTATTACCTTGGCCCTTATAGATATTAAGAAGATACCAAACCGTATTCGATTAATTCACAAGTTTGCTCGTTATCTATGAGTCTTAAAAAGACGTCATGGAGACGAGTTTGTTGTGAAGTACTTGAAAGCTTGTACTTTGTGTCTGTCTAAGTTTGTTGCCGGTCAACCCTTAAGTACTCTTCGTACTTTAGAGCCTGACTTGAACTTACCTAGACTTATAAATGGTCTACCTGCGATTATCGGAACTAGAGATCGTAGATCTCTTAGATCTGGTAATCTTAGGGTTATGCGAATGTATACTACTTTATTTTCCTTATATCGAGTTATATCGATACCTGGAAAATTAAAGTTGAATACAATCACTGACCCATTTATAGGTAATCCTTTATTCCTTAAAATGCTCGGTGGGTGATTCTTAAATAATTCTAAGTCACTTATTGGAGGTTTTAAGATGAATAAAGAATTGCAGACATATAGAGTCCTTTTTTCCGAAAAGGCATCACCGACTAATTCAACTTCTTGAGCTGGATTAGCCACCGATGCCTTGGAATTGAGATCTAATTCAAAGGTTTGACACAGTTATCAAAAGTATGCTATACTAACTAAAAATGAATTTTTAGTTAAGTATATTAATGCGATTGGTGACTGCTTCCTAGAATTAAACTCTTCAACTTCTTTAGTCAAAGAGCGTACTTCTAGGATGTTCCCCGTTAAACCAGCTATATCTAAAGCTCGAGTTTTCGCGAAAGATAACAATATTAACTTTAATAGTTGTATTGGTCAACTTTCGAAGAAACTTGAGGCTGCAGGAAAGATTAGAGTTTTCGCCATTGTTGATGGTTGAACTCAGTCTATCCTGAGGCCACTTCATGATAGTTTGTCCTCATTATTAAAGGTTTTACCTAATGATGGGACTTTCAATCAAGAATTAGCCTTTAAGAGAGCAACCGAAAAAGCAGTTAAATATAACTGTTGTTACGGTTACGATCTTTCAGCAGCTACAGACAGACTGCCATTATATCTACAAATACAGATTTTAGGATCTATATTTGATATCGAGATTGCTAAGTTATGAGCTTCTATCCTTACAGATAGAGACTACTGACTTATTGATCAAGATGATTATGGTATTTCTGCTGTAACTCCTTATAGATATGCTGTAGGGCAACCTATGGGTGCATTATCTTCCTTTAACATGTTAGGATTGACTCATCATTTATTGATGCAGTACTGTTCTAACTCTGTTTACGGAAAGAAAGGTAAATGGGAGACTAGGTATGAAATCTTAGGTGACGATATCGTTATCTTTGATTCCAAACTTGCTTCTAAATACCTTGAGATAATGTCACTAATAGGTGTCCCTATTAACGAGGCCAAATCTGTCGTGGCTATGAATAAGCCTGTTGTTGAATTTGCTAAAAGAACTTGATTTAATCAAGAGTTTTCAGCTTTTTCATTTAAACAGCTTATATCATCTGTCGGCTTTAAAGGCCGTATTAACGTTATTCTTGGAATTTTCAAAAAAGAGTTTAGTATAAACTCAAAAGTGAAACCCAATTTTATTGCTAATACTATCCTTAAAGCTAAATCTTGAGATAAGAGACCTTATTCAGATCCCTTATCATTAATCGCTTTAGTCAATGCTTTCATAGACGAAAAGAAAATGTCTTGAGAGTATGCTATTCGATTAATTAGATGGACAGAACCTCTAATCCGTTTTGGTAAGTTTTCTTTTGCAAATTTCAAACCTGAAATTTTGAAAGAAGTCTATACTAAAGCAGCATTAGGGCATCCACTTCCTTCTTTACCTATAACTGACATGACTTATGCTCGTTTTGAGAAGCTTATACAAGAATTACTTGTACAAAGACTTATCAATATGATCAATAAGTATAATGTTAAGTATGTAGGTAAGAAGTATGAACAGATCACAACTTGTATGTTAAATGGAAAGATTTTTGAATACTTTGAGAATCTCATGCGTAAGCATTGAGATCCCTTTGTATATGTAGCCCATCCAAGATTTAAACTCTGAAATACAGATAATAAACCCTTTATGGACTATTTTAAAAATCTTGAAGCCTATCTAGAACTGTACCGTATTCTTGGTCTCACAGTAAAACGTCATTTGATGAACGGATTAGCTGCATGAGATGATGAAGAACTACAGAGACATGTTGGATATAAGACTAAGATTTCTCATCTTCTTCGTTATATCGAAACTGTCAATTCTAGAGTAAGCGACTACGAGATAGCCGATAGACTTTCTTACGGTTATGCTAGTATCCTATCTAACGTACAAGAAAAGGAAGCTCTATCCATAGCAAAAAGTGACCCAGCTTTATTTTCTTTATATAAAGAAGGTAAGCTTAGTCTCTTTAAACTATGGAAAGACAAGAATAAGACTTTCATAAAGCAAGATTCTACTTCTCTTCTTAAGTTAATAGATGAAGCTTACGCTAAATCTATGAAACCTAAGACTAAAGCAGAGATCGCATCTCTCCACGATTATATCGTTAAAAACGATATACAAAGTGGTTTTGATGAGACTTTATGAGGGTCTAAGGCTACGATGGACGCTGTTCTAAACGACTACCCATTAAATAAGGGAGCTATCCAAAAAGTTAGAGATAACATTGGAAAGCTTAATCCTCATTGATGAGCAGACGTAAATAGAGCAAACGAAGATCGTGTCGCCACATCACCTAATTGCTTTATCGAATCATCTATTTTTGATTCAGATACGGTTGGTAGTTTACCTACCATCCCTCATTTCAAGACCCTTAAAGGGGCTGATATTAGGGATATACTGAGATCTCCAATTCGTTTCCAAGGTATAAAATTAAGTAGTAATATACCTAAATTTATAGTCTTAGAATCGAGTGTCGATTTCAAGAAACCCGTGCAGAATCAAAAGATCGATTATTCACTGTCTTACGAGGCTTACAAAGATTCTGGTTTTAACAAGAATTTTTATAAGACTTCTCGAGCACAGATGTTTAATGATCCTGTCTTCATGGATCAATACCGGAAAGGACTAGTCCCTTCTGGTTCTACCTTACTTAAGGAATCAAAACCTATTAAAGGTCTAGATTTCTTAGATTCAGGGATTAATGATCTAAGAAGACAGTTAGAACAAATGAAATCTCAGCCTGTCGGTTCTTCTTACCCAGGTCCTAAACCTATCGGTTTAGATAACTTGGATAGAGGTATCCAGCAGATGAGAGCTCATCTTGATTCTTTACCAGACAAGAAAGTGATGATAAGATCTAGATTTGAATTTAACTTCTTATCTGGATCTTATGCAGTCTTTAGTTACTACAATAGTAATAAATTATCTTTATTACTTTATAGTGCTTATTTAGCAAGAGAGATAGTTACTATAATATTTTCTATATTATTAGTAATTACCTCATCTTACTTCTTTTATTCACCAGGACCATATAAAGAGGTTAACTTGAGACCTTATCTAGGAGTTATCCCAGAAGAGGATTCAGGTTACCTTTCCTATATAGTCTTTAGTATAATACTATTATTGATAGGAGTTTTCCTACTTTATAATAGTAATTTTACTATAGTGATGAAAGACTCTATACTAGATCTTCAAAAACAAAGTATCTTAAGCCAGATTGAATCTGGTTTAAGACGTAACTCTGTTGATGAGGATATAGTAGATCACCTAATGAATCAACTTAAAGCCTTAGATTCTTCTAAGGTGATTCAGCTAACCGATTTACCGGTACAGTTGAATCAAATAGCTGACTCATTAGACGGATTACCATTTGTTTCTAATTTAATTCATTCTATTCAAGCTTCACGCTTGATAGAGCAAATTCTAGAGAATATAAATGGTTAGAGAAATATACAAAAGACCGAAACGCGAGGAATCTGTAGTAACCTAATTCAATGTTAAAAGTGAATCAAGGCTAACTAAACTCAATCTGGAGAGAAAGAGTCTACAGAGATAGAATTCGCCTAGAAGTCTAAGTAAAAGATTGTAAGGTGATTAAACCTTTTAAACTTTTAAGTATACTCTTTGCGGTTAGTATCAAAGTTGAACAACTTTGATGTTCCC